GTCCACGCCCATGTACTTGGCCATGAAGCCGTTGTTGAGCGCTGCGTCTGCGTAGCTGAAGCCTGAGCCAACCTGTGCCTGAGCGAAGCCCACAACGTCGGTGCTCTCGATGACGAGGAAGAGGCCCGAAGCGATACCAGACTGGTAGCCAGCCACCTTGGAGATGAGGTTCGCCATGATTACAGGCACGTTTGCCGCCGTGGTGAAGCCTCCTGCCGGGGTGGTGTAGGTGCCGGTGCCATCCTCACAGAGGACGTTGAGCACGAACTGGTCAACCTTGAAGGCTACCGAGTACGTGAGGTCGTCGAAGAACGACGTAATGAGGTTGAAGCTAGAGGTGAGGTTCTCGAAGTCGAAGACATGAGTACCGAAGATTACCTCATCAGCAACCGTCAGCGCGTCATCCGTTGTGGTCATCGCGGATACCGAGTAGGTACCAGCAACGGCCTGGATAGCAGCAGTCTGCTGCGTGATGTACGGGTTCTGAATGCGCTTGTTGTCCGAACGGTCAACCATGCAGATTTTCTCTGCAACGAGCGCATTTCGGAGCGCGACCTCAAGTGTTGACTTGAAGTATTTGTCGCGCAACGAGTAGGTCGATAATGTATTTGCCATATAAGGGGTTGATAGATAACCCCATTCCTATGGCCAGAACCATTCCCTTAGTTTTGCCGCTTTCTAGCCAATCTTGCCTCGGCAAGTGCACGCAGTCCGTCTTCGGTGTCGGGGATTTCTCCCGTCTTTTCCGCTTTTCGGAGCATGTCCTCGCCTGAGGTCTTGTTGGAACCTCTCATACTGCGGCCTGCTTGTGTAGCAAGCTGCGTGAGGCGTTCCTGTTGTCGCATGTCGAGGGAGGGCTTTAGCTGCTTGTGAGCGTCGGCCACGGTAACGCCCTTGAAGCGTGCCCAATCGAGCACTTCCTGAAGGTCGTCGTCGTGAATATCTGCTTTGGCGAGATAAAGCACGTCTCGGCTTGTGAGTTCGTCCTGTGAAGGAGCTTTCTTCGAGGTCTTCTTGAACTCTTTGTTTTCGTTCTCTGCCTTTTCTGCTCGCTTTTTGTAGTTTTCCGCAAGCTCGGCCTTCTTCTTGAGTTCTGCGATTTCCTCTTCCGAGATTTTAGGAGTTTTCTCGGCTGTCTCCGCAGCAGTCTCCTGCTGTGTAGGCGTTTCGGCCTGTTCGTCGTTGTTAGGAGTGACGTTCTCCAAGTTTTCGTCCATAGGATGTGTTTTAGGTGGGCAAACACCACCAGCTAACTAAATTATATCACGAACTTTACTGTGCACTGTCTACCTTGCGGCGAAGAGCTGCTTTCTCTGCGTTCTCGTCCTCTTGGTGGGCAAGCACTTTGAGTTTGATGAGGCCACCGACGACGAACTTTACCGCGTCGGCACGAGCCACTACGAGAGACTTCACCTCATCCACAGGAATAGCATCCCAGTCCTTGCCAGCAAGCCATACATCGCCTGAGATTTCCTCAATCGGAAGCTCTGGGTCGTGGATGGTCGGGATGAATACCTTTCGGAGCAGTTTCATCAGGCGGGGGTTGTTCTTGAACGTTGAGCGTATCAAGTCAATCTCATCCTGTGAGAAGTACGTATCAAGCGAGTAAGGTACGATGTCCTGTAGCCTTGCTTTACTGTTTTGTTCCATAGGTTTGCTGAGCTAATGCTTGTAATGGCTCGACCGTTTCTGCCTGGGGCTGCATCGTCGTAGTAGCTGAAAGCTCTATCGGCGACACAGTGCCGGTTGCAGACAAGATTTTGTTGAAGAGCATCTTAGCGTTCGGGTCGGTAAGTATCTGCGGGTTCGCCGCGATGCTCTGAAGGACAGTGGCAAGGGTTTGAAGAAGCACCTGTTTGTCTTTGAACTCGTTGGTTACTTGGATTTCAAGCCTCCATTCGAGGTCTTTTAGGGCTTCTTTCCAGGTCTTTTCTGATATGTCGGAAGGTACAAAGAAGCGCTTGTTTCCAAGGGGAGCGAGGGACTTGCGTACCGCCTCTTCCTCCATAGGCTGGTTGAATGGGAGAGGTTCTTCGCGGTTGAGTATCTGTTCTGCGGCGCGGTCGTTGTAGTTTCTGATGGCTTGGCGGGGTACGTACATCGCGTCTATCTGCTTTATGTCCCTATCACCGAGAATTGCCGCAATCTCGTCGGTGTTGTCCATCTTCTTTTTGAGGTGCGGGATGACGTAGGTGCGGAGCATGTCTTCGAGGTGAAGTCCCTTGTTTTCGGTCATCTGCTCGAAGAGGTTGCTCGCGTTCGCGGTGAGGAGAGCACCGAGAGAGTACGGTGTGCCAGAGGGGAGGGTATTTCCTTTGAGAGCGTCAGGCGTAGAAGCAAGCTCGTTCGCAAGGTTCTTCCACATGCTCTGAAAGTTTTGGAAGGCGGTGATGTCGGGCTTATCGTTCGCAACCCGCGTGAGCGGCATGTTTGGGCCGTGGATGAATATGTCTCCTGTTTCGATGGCCGATAGGACGTTGCGGCCTGCGTAGCGCGTGTCTGCGGTTTGGAATATGAGCTTGGAGGCGAGGTCGAGTGTGTCCTTGATGTTCTTGACGGAGTGGTTCTGCATCCATTGAGCGTGGAAGAGCTCCTCTACAGCACCACGAGAGAGCGTGCGCCCATCCTCTTCGATGAGGTGGGTTAGCATGTAAGGGTCTTTTGCTTCGGGGCCCTTAAACAAGGTGAAGTCGGAGAAGCCGCCTTTGGTTGCGGTAGAGGAGACTACGTGCATTTGTTGGCGGTAGCGTTCCCACGCGGCCTCTGGTTCTCTTAGTGGGTCGGCGGAAAGGAGGGCGATAGGTAGTTCGCCGTGGACTTCGTACAGCTCGATGAACTCGCTGCGATTGTCCACGTTGGTGCCTTGCATGTCTTTGCGCGAGGTTGTTGCGTCCATGAGATCCTTTACCGCCTCCTTGTTGTAGCCTGCATAGTCGGGGTGGCCGGGAGTAGCCATGTTTTCGAGCTGTGCAGGGGTTTTGTAGAGCTTCTCAATCCGAGGGAGAGCGTAGAAGTCTATCGGGTCGGAGATAAAGCGGTTCCAAGGGATGACAGAGGCTGTAAGTTCACCGTTTTTCTCGACGAACTTAGTAACCGCAGAGCCATACTGTGCGAGTGTCCTTCCCCACAGGTTCAAAAAGACGCCAAAACGCGCCTTTTTCATCCAGTCTTGGAGGAGAACAGTGGCGATGAAGGCTTGTGCTACGTCTGAAGCTCTGTCGGGAAGTATGGCGATGTCTTTTCTGTCTAGGTCGGTTGCTCTGTACCAGATGTTCACTGAGGCGTTGACTATGTTGAAGAAGGGCTTTTCCCTTCCAAGGCTGTCTGTTTCACCTGAAAGGTGAGTGGAGTTTATGTAGGCGTTGATACGCTCCACGGTGTCGTACATTGACCAGTCAACGTACTTTCCAAGCGTTACTGTCCCCGATGTATAGTTAGTTTCTGCGTTGCGCACTATCTCTTGAATGGTCTTTCGCATAAGTTGTGAGCTAATTATACCACGGAAGCGGGTGTCAATAAGTGAACATCTTGTTCTGTCCAGTCAGCGGGAAGGTTGAACTTGCGAATAAGTGGGGCAAGTGAAGCGTTCTTGTACCGGCGCACAAGCTCTTGGTTGGCAATCTTGCCGGGGTTGTCTCCCCTGTTGTACGGAAAGTCAGTGTCGGAGTGTCTGAACACGTGGCCGTAATACGTTTTGTCAGTGGTACGGCATGTGCCGCCGTTAAGAAAGGCTTTGATGCCAAGCTCTACGCCCTGCCCTCCCCATGAGGGCATGGAAAGGTCGCCTAGGTTCCACTTCCAGTACGTGTCCTTCGCGACTACGAAACAAGAGCCTTGCAAGCACATGGTCTCCCCTGCACTTCCCTCGGCGTGTTGCATGACTAGGTTTGTGTCGAAGACAAACTGTGCCATCTGCTTTTTGCCGTTGATTGCCCACGTAAGGGGGTCAAGAGGGAGCAAAAGCGGCGCGAGGATAGTGTGTGTGTCCATTTCTTCGAGGAGTGCTCTGTCAAAGCCTTGCGCGAGTGAACAATGGGCGTCGAGCTTCATAAGGTAGTCGCCCGTTGCTTTGTCAGCGAGGAGGTTGGTGGTTGCCCTCTGTCCTATGCCGGAGTCTTCCATCCACAGTACCTCGGTATCAAGCTCCTTGTGGGCTTTGATGTCTGCAAGGGTGGTCTTGAGCAAGGGTTCGTTCTTGCTTGGGATGAGGATGGACAACTTCATATTGTGGAGTTGAGGCGTTGGTTGGCGATGTTGCGGCTCATGTGTTCGTCGATGGCGGTGGCTATGATATGGCCGTGCTCGCCTTCTTGCGGGAGCATTCTGTGGCGTATCTCAAAGTACATACGCATTATCAGGGTATCGGTAATGTCAGGGCTGCGGCCTATAAGCTCTTTGATGTCTTCCTTCTGTGTCGCCATTCGTTTGCCGTCGCCTTTTGAAGCGTCTTGATAGTGGCTCAACTCCTCAATGATGAAGCTCTTTATGCGCTGGTCTTCGGTACGGATGGCAATTTCATGTTGGTTCACCTTGCTCGCGAGCAGGAAAAGGCATTGAGAGCGTAGGTTTTTGTACTCTGTGACTAACGGTGCGTCGTTGGTGTAGTGGACGTTCGGGAGGCGCACAATGTCGTGGTCTGTTCGGATGGCTCCGTAAGAAGACTTGAAGCCGACAATGCCATGAAGTAGGGGGGATGAGGCGACGCCTGCGCCAACACCGATAGCGTCCACAGCAACGTGAGAGTAAGGGATGTGCTCGCGGGCGGCATCTTCGCGTATCTGGTTTACTACGCCGTCAGTAAGGAGCTGTGAGTAAAGGTCGAAACGTGTGACTTCAAGGCCGTGCCAGAAGGTGAATATGGTCTTGTCTGAGCCGTCGTCGGCGATGTCCACGGTGAGGAACTTATCATTGCCTTTCGGGATGGTGTTGGAAAACAGGTCTATGAGGGCGGAGTACTTGAAGAGTGCACCGGCGTTGTCTACATACTCTGCAAGGATTTCTTGCTTGTAGGTGTCCGCATCCATACTCTCCCTCGCAGCCTCGATTTCGTGAGGGGGAATGTGGGGGTTGTCCTTGGTGGTGAACTTAAACATTGCCCAATCAGAACCCGCTTCTTTTTCAAGCCTTCTAAGGTTAGGGTTTTCCTTCTTGGGGGTTCCTATGAAGTCCGCAGTACCGCCGGTATCTATAAGGGCTGGTCTGAATATCTCTTGCCACCCTATGAAGAAGTCTTTACAGGTGTCTACTTCGTCAAAGGTGATGTGGTGGGCTTTCATACCGCGGAAGTTTTCCCTGTTTTCCCACCCTGCAATCTTAATGAGGGATGTGCCGCCTTCTCTGGTGGGTACTTTTATCTCAAGGCGTTGTTCGTTCTTTTCTCCAATGTTTCCTAGCCTTTTTAGTAGCTCGTTCCACACGATGCTCCTAGCTTGAAGCTGTGTAGGGGCTATGTAAAAGACGTTCTGGTGTTTAGCAGATACAGCCTTGAAGAGCATCGCTTCGATTTCGTAGGTAGTCTTGCCGCTTCGCCTTCCTGCTCGTATTACCTTGAAGCGGGCTGGGCTAAGAGCGATTGCTTGTTGAGACGGATGCAAAGGCATTGTCAAAAATGAGTTGAATTGTTTGTTCGTCAAAGCCTACTTGCTGCGCGGGTTTGCCGAATAGGTGTTCTCCAACGAAGACAGCTATCCTATCGCTTTTCTTGGCTCGTTCTTTGAGGTCTTCGACAAACTGGCGGACTTCTTCTTGGGTGAAGTACGCAGTGAGCTTAGGGACATTTATACTCCCTTCCTTTCTGCCAGAGCCTATTCTTTTCCCTCCACGTGCCATAGAATGATTGAATTGACAAAAGCATTACATTGTTGCGATTGCTTTTTTGACACGTCGGCGGGTCTCAGCGGCGGTTTTGGGGTAGGGTTTCTTAAAAAAGACCAATACCATATAGGTCTATTATATCACAAAGTGTACCTGTCAATGGCCTCTAGGTAGAAAGAGGCGTTGGTCTTTACTATCTCATTCTTCATGCGGTCTAGGTTTTGGAACCACTCTATGCCTTTAGTTTCGATTATCTTTGAAGCCCAGTAGCTTTCGTTGTTGTGTAAGACTACGTGACAGTGGTGGCACAAGGGTATGAGGTTGGATTCTTCGTATCGTAGGCGGTTGCTTTTACTCTTGTGGACGTGGTGGTGGGCTACTTGGGTGTAGTACGCACAGTTGGGGGCTTTGAGGAGACAGTGGGGGTGTTTGGAGATGATGTAGGGGGTGAGAAGCTTGTCGGCCTTGTTTCTGAGGGAGGAGAGTTTCTTCACTCTTTTACTTTAGCACGTTTGGTGATGAGGTTATGAGGGGATAGGTATTGTAAAGTTTACCATTTGTGTTTCTTCCCTCGCCGTTTTACGACCAGTTTCGGCTCGGTGGCTATTTTCTTCTGAACATTGTCAAACCATTCCCACGCTGGCTTTCTTTCTGGGTCTGGTAGTGGCGTGTGGTGTTTCTTGACACCTTTCTTATACTGACCGCAGGGACAGTTTGGTGTGCAGTTGTTATTATCTTGACTCATATTTTTGTTTCCACGGTAACGATTGTGTCATTTCTTCTACTTCCGTGGGCGGAAGTCTCCACGTCTAGGAAGACAACACCACTGGTCGGTGTACTCGGAACCTGTTGAGTAGTTGGCGCAACAACATTCACAGTTTCTGGTGGGGTTCTTTAGAATCATACCCTCTTTACATACCGCTCTGCTTTCTCCCTGGTCATGGGTTTAGGAAGCCAGCGGTGATTCAAGCGGATGTATAACGCTTCCATAGAGTAATCATATCATGTAAAGACAAAGCCCCCCTGTTGATAGGAGGCTTTGTTTAGGTTTCTGTCTTGGTGGGGGCTGGCTCGTTAATAAATACCTTTAACGTGCGACCTTCGTCTTGCTCGCTAACCCAGGCGTCATCAACATTGTAGTTGGTGTACACTCTACCGCCACCTTCTTCAAAGGACTTACTGCGGTCTATAACTTCTACTCGTGTGATTTTAGTCATGCTTATCTGTCTTGGTGGGGGCAAAGAGTGGATTGTTAATCAAGTGAAGTGTGTTGTATAGCTCGTTAAGCTCTTTGCGATAGGTTTGTTCTCCTTCCGACATCTGTAAATAAGTGTTGATTGCTTTAAGACACTCGTAGGCTACCTTTGCTTCTACTGTTTCCACTGTTTCCATAGTTGTTATTACTTATCTGTCTTCATATTGACTTTGTGCGAAATACACAGGGAAGATATTGCACCAGCCAGTACTCCAATCTAGCCAATCTGGTAGTCTTGTGACTACATGAAAGCATGCATTATACCCGCGCGACCATGCAATGCTTTGAACTTCAAACTTACTTCCTGCTGGGTATGTTTCTCCAAGCTCCACAATAGGCTTCTCAAAAACTGTGGGAGAGTAGAGATAAGCCCCTAAAAAGAAAGCCAGAACCACTAGTATCATTGTTTTCATACCTCTGTTTGGTTATCTGGGGTGGGGGCTGGTAACTTGTGTCCATGGTTTACCCATTCGCCGTTGGTATCACGGATAAATGGTTTGCCACACACATTGCATATGTCTTTCTTCTCTTTCATACCTCTGTTTGCTTGTCTGGAGTGGTGGGGGTAGCTTCTAAAACAAATGTTCTATCAGTCTCAAAACACTTAAAGTGAGCTTTATTGATGATAATGTATGGCATTCCACCTACATATCTTAGGGGGAAAATAGCTTCGTCGTCATTCTCGTCCAAATCAAACCGCTAAGTAGTACCTAACGTCGCTAATCTTGATGGTCTTTCTGCCGGACATTTCGAGGATGCTGAGGGTTGCTTCGAGGTCGGTGATGTTCTGTGGCTTTTTCATACGTTGAAGTTGGACTAAG